GGGGGTAGGACGGCTTGATAAAAAGAAGAGTCCACGAAGCCTCACGAGTTAGGGGTCGGGTGAATAAAAGGTGGGGCCGCGGCCCGTGTTCCGCGTTGTCAGGAAGGGATCAGCTTCCTCAAGCCCCGGGTCAAACTATACGTTACCTTTGCGGTACAGCAAAATTAAATCTTCAATACGACTAACTTCGGACAGCTTCGGCTTGAAGCGACCAGTGAACCATGAGTACACAGTCTGTCTGGAGACCCCCAACTTCTCAGCAACCGCAGCCACTGAAATGTCGGAGTCCAGACACACCCGGGCCAGTCGTACACCGGGCAGCTTAGAGTCCGCTGCTTGTATCGTTTTCACGATGGAGTACGAATAGCCCCGGAAATCACTCATCGTCAGTGCCCCAATCTTCCAACACTGAAGCTACATCTTTTGGTGCAACTACAGGCTCGGTCTTCTTCGATGGGCGCTTGACTGGCTCCTTGGCAACCACGTCTTCTGCTTCGTCTTCCTCTGCGGGAGCAGCGGCTTTGACAGGCTTAGCAAACGTGAGCGGCAGGGCAGGAGCGTCCTTCGGTGGGGCCAGCTTAAATTCCACTGCGGACTTAGCGTCGTCGGATGCCCCTTGAGCGCGAGCGACAGTCAACTCAGGCTGCGTCAACGGACGGACAGCGCGGAACTTCAACACGGCTACAGCACCAGAGGTATCGAAGCGAGCTTCAGTAACGACGCCAGACATAGGCACGCCATGACCCGACAGAAACTTAGCGTAGGCTTGCAGAGGCATCTTGTCACCGACGGTATTACCGAACAGCGAAGTAGCTGGCAACTGCAGGCGATACACATTACCGTCCAAGTCATTCTCAAGCAGCACAGCGAAGCGCTGGTTGTATCGGCAAGCGCGGGAAGTACCCTCACCGGAACCGGCGATGTTGTTTTTGCAGGTAGCGCATGAACTGCTCTGTGGCTCAGCGATGCTAGCGTCAGGAATCTTGCCGTCACCCGAAGCGCACGTTGGGCCAGCGGACTCGCCTTTGACGTATTTGCCTTCGTAGTACGCACGGGCCACATGCTGCGCAGCGTTGACGATAACGACGTTCATGCCGCGGTCTTCGTTCTTAGCGATCTCTTCGCCGCCAACGATCATGCGGAACACGCCGCCTTCAAGCGAGATTGACTTGCCGCCTGAGTTACCTGCAAGTCGTTTGGTAAGTTCGTCTGGTGCGTTGCGAAGGTAGTCTGGGAGGGCTGCGCCGGATTTGAAAAGTGTGAGTTCTGACATAGTATTTCTTAAAAGTTAATGATGGACAAATGGGTTACGTGGGGTGCTTACTTTGTTGGCCTCCGTACGGTGATGGAATACTTGGAAAATGAATTAAGCCCCGGGGGTAAAAGTCCGGGGTTGTCCTTCAAAAATGTTTTCATATTAAGCTGCGATACACGCTGTTCTAGTAATTCAAGCACGTTGTGCTCCTTGATGAAGCTGTACATCGACTGCCAGTCATTTGTGTCGTAGCGAGTTTTAACTGATCGTGTAAACGTACCATAGGGAGTTCGCCCACCTTCTTGGCCCGTAGCTTTGCAGATTTCCAATAGTTCTGACTCGATCATGTTCATTTGCTCGGAAATCGCAGCGTCTTTTTTTGCGAGTTCTGCTTTTGCGTCGCGCATTTTTATATAGACCGCAATGAGCTTGTCGGCAGGTATCTTAGGCTTGGTTTCTTCGGTCATTTTGTTTCCTTGGTTGGGAGTCTCTAGTATACACAGTTAAGTGTCACAGTCAAGCTATTTCTTGTTTATACAAGTCAACTAGCGTCTGGTGCATGTCAACTTTTCCGTCGAGCATGTCGTACATACGCCGCTCCACAGGGCTACCCTGCAGACGAACGACGGTTACTTTATTGATCTGGCCTGCCCGGTGTGCGCGGGCGTTGCCTTGGAGGTACATCTCTGCCGATGATGTCGGCCCCCACCACACTACGGTGTCTGCTTTGGTCAGGGTAATACCATGCGCCGCGGCTTGGGGGATAAGCAAGAGAATGCGAGGACTGGCCTCTGTCTGGAANCGNTTGATGATCTCAGCNCGNTGGCCTGCGGGCACGCCNCCATGAATGCAGTCGGTTGCAAATCCACGTTTGCTCAGTTCGTCTTGAACCTTTGCCATTGCGTGCCGGAACGGTATGAACACAATGATCTTGTGCGTCGTCTGCCCAATGACATCGACGAGTTCTTCCAGCCGGTTAGTCACGTCAAACTCAACGACTTCCTTGTCCGTCGTATATGCAACGCCTTGCGAAATCTGCAGGAGCTTATTGAGCAGCCCTGCTGCGTTGACCGCGGTAATCTCTGCGCCTGCGGCAAGGGCCACCATCGACTTGCGGATCAGGTCATAGTACTTCTGCTGCTGCACGGTGAGTGGAACTTCCCTCGTGGTGTAGAGCATGTCTGGTAAGTCAAGGCACTCTTCTTTGGTAAATCGAATGGCAGGCTGCAGTATCTTGAACAGCGTAGCTTGCGCGTCAATCTTTGGTGCCCACTTGTACTGCGTGACCTTGTACATCAACGTGTCCCGGAACGAGCCGAAGAACTTTGATACCTTGCTTGGGTCTACGAGCTTCACCAAACCATACGCATCAACGGGCGACTGTGATGCAGGGGTGCCGGTCATTAGCCAGAGCCGTGTCGTCGGCTTAATCAAACTGTTGAACGCTTTCCAGCGATCGGTCTGCACACTCTTTAAGGCAGTGGCCTCATCGCAGATCACAAGGTCAAAGTTCGCGGCTTCGAGCGCATCACGGACTACCTTCACGCCGTCAAAGTTGATGATGACAAACTCGTAGTTGCCGCGCACCAAGGCTTCACGTTTTGCTTTAGTACCTGTAGCGATTGCGACTGTGCGGTGCATGACTGTGCGAAACAAATCCGCTCGCCATGCGGTATCCATGATCGACACTGGGCACACGATGAGGACTCGCTTGACTTCGCCTTGGGTCATTAGGTAGTCGGCAGCCCACGCTGCGGCGCTGGTCTTTCCTGTGCCTGCCTCTGACAGCACCAAGCACTTATGGTTGGTAGCGAGAAACCCCGCTGTCGTACGCTGGTGATCGAACGGGGTGTAGACCCCGGGCCACTTGTACCTGCCCGTGATCGGATGCGGTACCTCTTTGATCTGCAGGTTGCGCAGGAGCTTGACCTCCTCATGACCCCAATTTACTAGCACTTTGGCGAGGTCGCCATTGCGCTCCATGATCTTGCTTTTGGGTATCAGGGCAGTGATCTGATCTGCCTTTCGTGTCACAAAGAGCAAGGCTCTATTGTCAATAATCTGCACGGGAAATCCTTTCGGCAACGAAAAAAGCACAGGAGTCGAAACTCCTGTGTAAACCTATGACTCCTCAACTAAACCCAACCACGTCAACCCGAAAGCTAGCGTTGGCGAATCCTAACCTACTTTGATGCTTCGCGTTTGCTTTTCTGCGACTTCATGGCACCAGTTTTTGTACGAGAGAAGCTGCGATTCTCTGCCTTGGGTACGGCCTGCAAGTTGCCGAGCGCGGACTTGCCGCCCTTGGACACGGCTTTTTTGTGGTCGATGTCTTGGCCGTCGGGGATGGCCCCGTTGGCGTTGGTGTATGTGCGGCGTGCGCTGTTGCGTGCAGACCGATTGGCGATCTGCTCAGGCTTGCCTTGGTACTTGGCGTATTCCGCAGCGTAGTCACGTTTTTTGGTAGCCATGATGTTTCCTATCTATGTTCACATGATTTCACGGGGCAGAACTTGCACAGGCCGCTAGGCTTGGCGTTCCACACGTCGTTCTCAAGAGCTGACTCAATCATTGATGCGTCACCGGCCCACTTGGATAGGATCGTCGGCAACTGCTCACGAGTGAACTCTGCCTTGACTGCATCGTCGGCAACTACAAACAGCAGCATACCTTTGACGACCTGCACCGACGGGTAGTGGATCATAATCATCGCCGCCATCAACTCAAGCTGCGATGTGTCCGCATACCGGGCTGACTTGCCGGTCTTGAAGTCTACGACTCTTGCAACGCCGGTTTCATGATTGAGTACGAGGTAGTCTGGCAGGCCGCGGAACCATACGTCTTTAGCAAAAAATTCACACGGCTTAAAGTCAGCAGTGATACCGAGCTTAAGTTCGCACTTGATCTCACCTTTAATCTTGGTGAGAGGTTCCACGAATCGCTGGTAGTGCGCAAAATGCGCAGGTAGGGGAGTGCCATCGGTGATATACAGCTCAAATGCTTTGTGGACTTGCGTCCCGTAGAGCATGGCTGTGCTTTCTTCTTGTTTAAATTGCTTAAGGATACGAACCACATGGTATCGCCGTTGGCATCCCTGAAAGTCACGGATTGCCGAATATGAAAATGCGAGTGCCATGCGGTTGCCCGGTTGATTTTGTTAAGCTATTTTAGCAGTCGCCGTACGATTTGCCCATACCGGATTCACATGCAAGCGGCAGGGTTTGTGCCCACTTCGGACGCCAGTTCATACACTCCTCGACGTAGGCCCGAGCCGAATCTGCATCGGATTCCTTGGCTATGATTGCAATTTCATCATGTACCGAAAGAATCACGCGATAGCGCTTCTGTATGCGTAGCATCTGCTCGCCAACAACAATACGGGCAACGCTCTGGGTAAAATTCTCCACCAATTTGCCTCCATATATATGCACGGGCAGTCCCTTGGAGGTGTAGATCCATGAAGCCTTGCCGGACTCTTCGTCAACGACACGCCGCAGGTCTGGATACTGCAGGAACAAACCATTGGGCATCAATATGCCACGGCCCGGGACTACCTTGAGTAGTCCTTGCTTGTCGATAGTCATCTCCTGACCATATGCCATAGCTCGGAGTGCGGCCTCGCCCTGCTTCCACAACTGCGGGATCATGTTGTTGGTGCTGCGGTACGTGTCGATGTACGCTTTTGAGGTGTCCGTGTCTACGATAACGCCCGCCTGCTGCTTCAAGAACAACTGCAGCTTGAGGTGCCCGACGCCAAAACCTGCCCCCAAAATTATTGTCTTGCCTACCGTCCGCTGTGGGTACGTGACCTCTTCTACGGGGATTCCATAAATCTTCGCAGCCATGATCTTGTACACGTCTTCCTTACGTGCGAATGCAGCGACGAGATCGTCTTGTCCAGCCAGCCACGCCAGCACTCGCGCTTCGATCTGTGAAGAGTCACAGCTAATAACGACTTCCCCATCAGGAGCGCCCATGGATTTTTTAATCCGCCCTGCATTAACGCCGCGGCTTGGTAGGTTCTGAATGTTAACGCCCTCCATTCCACCCCAACGAAAAGAATGTGCCGCACAGTACCGCAGTGGAACCGGGAACGCGCCGCGGTCTGCCATACCAATGAAGCGTTCAGTGCGGCTCTCTTCGATCGTGGTCTTGTTACCCAAGCGGGCTGCAACGAGTCCCTGCACACGATCGTCGTCGTGCTCCTCCAACGCCTTGAACGCTTCGTCCGTCTTGGCAAATGCGTAGGCTTCCTTCTTGGTCTTCGGACTCATCTTTGTCGGAGGCTCAACGCCAAACGAACGCAGTAAGCCCGCGAACTTATCGTTGCTCATAAGCAGCTTCTTGATGCCCTCAGTGCCTTCGCTGAACACCGTATGCACGAAGTCGGGATCGCTCTCTGCCAGCATCATGTCGCGCACGTTGTCGAGCAGTTCAGCCTTGCGAGCTTTGACTTCCTTCAGGTGCAGCTTGAGCACTTCCTTGTCTAATATTAGACTCGGCTCCGTGAACATACGCAGGGTTAAATCAATCAGCTTCAGCTCGATCTTCGGAAAGCCCATGCCCATGTAGATGTCGAACAGC